ATGGACCGTGGGGACTATATGTTGTGGTCAGCCACAGAGCGGCGCCCGCTCATAAACGGCTAACCGACCCAGTTCGTCCCCCGCGCGCGCCGCTCGTGGCACCACTGGATATTAGGCGACCGATGCCGCTCCTCTGGGAGCCCGTTGACCAAACCTACGCAGTAGGCTGGCGATATGCCGCCGAGCCATGCACAATCTTGCGATTGCGCAAGGCCTCTGGCGTTGTGCGCGCCGTAGCCGTCGAAGCCAATGGCGTCGAAATCATCTATATTGGCGACTTCAAAAAAGGGGCATTTCAAAACGATATGCTCAAAGGCGTGGGCCTAGGCGTGGGGTGCGCGTGATGGGTGCCCCTAAAGGTAATAAATACGCCGTTGGAAACCCAGGTGGAGGCCGCCCAAGCCTTTATAAACCCGAATACGCCGAACGAGCCGAACTAGCATGCCGAGCTGGGTTTACAGACCGGGAACTGGCTAGTTTGTTTGGTGTTTGCGAACTAACTATAAACGACTGGAAGCTGGCGCATAAAGAGTTTTCCTTGGCCCTTAAGCTTGGAAAATCGGAAGCTGACAATAGAGTTGAGCGTAGTTTGTACAATAGAGCCATTGGATATACTTATACCGCAGAGAAAGTTGTTGTTGCTGGCGGCATCCCGCAGAATGTAACCTACACAGAGCATGTATTGCCCGATACGACAGCGGCGATCTTCTTTCTGAAGAACCGCCGACCAGCCGACTGGCGCGACGTCCATAAACACGAGGTTGGTCGAGCCGGTGAATTCAGCGAAATTCCAGACGCGCAGTTGTTGACTTTGATTCAAGAGGAAGCCGAGGCGATCGGCGAGGAACTGGTAGCAACGAATCAGGGGACCGGCTCTGTCAATTAACCCGGAACGACGCGCGCGCCTGATCGCCCTGCATCAAGAGGCAAGCCGCCGCGTCATGCGCAAACGCCATCAGGGTCCGGGGGGCCTGTTGGAGTTCGTGCGTTATTTCTGGGACGTGCTCGAACCGCAAACCGAGTTCGTCGATGGATGGGCTCTTGATGCGGTGTGCGAACACCTAGAGGCCGTAACATCCGGCGAAATCACGCGCTTGCTTATCAACGTGCCGCCAGGCTTTATGAAGTCACTGCTGACCGATGTGTTCTGGCCCGCATGGGAAGCCGGACCGATGAACATGCCGCACTTGCGCTATGTGGCGTTCAGCTACGCCGCCGCGCTAACTGAGCGCGACAACGGCAAGTACCGCGACTTAATACTTTCAGAAAAATACCGCGAGCTATACGGCGCGTCGTTTCGCACCCGCAAAGTCGGCGAGACAAAAATCACCAACGACAAAACTGGATCTAAACTTGCAACGTCAGTCGGTGGCGTTGGTACCGGCGAGCGCGGCGATCGCATCATCGTTGACGATCCCCATAACGTCAAAGACGGCGAATCTGAAATCATCCGATCCGAGACCGTTCGATGGTTCCGCGAAGCACTCAGCAATCGTTTGAACAACATGGAGACGTCGGCGATCGTCGTCATCATGCAGCGCGTCCACGAAAGCGACGTGGCAGGTACGATCTTGAGCGAAGGATTTGCCGATTACGTCCACCTCATGATCCCGATGGAATTTGATCCCGGTCGACGTTGCTCGACGATCATAGGCTGGGAAGACCCGCGCACTGAAGATGGTGAACTGGCATGGCCAGAGCGGTTCCCGCCCGCCGTCGTCGATGGCATCAAGATAGCTCTCGGTCCTTACGCCTATGCTGGCCAGTACCAGCAGAGCCCGTCGCCTCGCGGCGGCGGTATCTTCAAGCGTGACTGGTGGGGCACTTGGGATCAAGACGAGTATCCACCTATGGAATTCGTCGTCGTCAGTTGCGACCCTGCTTATACCGCGAAGGAAAGCACGAACGATCCATCGGGATGCACAGTATGGGGCGTGTACAGAGAGAACGGCGCGCCCCGCATTATGCTGTTGCACGCATGGCGCAAGCACTTAGAACTCCATGGGATGTACCAGCCGCGATTGCCGGATGAGACTAGTAAAGAATACGAAATTCGTACGAAATCAAAGTGGGGTCTTGTTGAAACTTTGGCGGCGACGGCAAAAAAATACAAGGCGGACAGATTGCTGGTTGAAGCGAAGGCATCCGGGTTGTCAGTAGCGCAAGAACTAAGGCGCTTGCACGGAAACGAAGGCTGGGGCGTTCAGTTGATAAATCCAGTCGGCGATAAGGTCTCGCGGGCGCACGCTGTGCAGCCAATCTTCTCTCAGCTACTTGTCTCGGCTCCCGACAAGGACTGGGCCGAAATGGTGATAGGCGAACTCGAAAGCTTCCCAAAACATCGCTATGACGACCTCACCGATAGCGCCACACAAGCCCTCAAGTTTCTGCGCGAAACCGGTCTCATCGTCCATCGTCACGAAGCCGATTTTGAACTCACCGAATCGCTGCGTCACCGCGGCGGCTCATCCCAGCCGCTTTATCAGGTGTAACCGATGGCCGACAATCTTTGGAATCTAGGTTCAACCCCCGGCACGCCAGCACCTGCAGGCGAAGATATCGTCATTGAGATCGAGGGCAACGCCGTGTCGCCCAATGGCGGCGTCACAGAACTAGCAGACGGTGGCGTCACAGTTGATCTGTCGCCTGAAGTCGACGACAAGCCGACCGCGCACTTCGATAACCTCGCAATGAAAATGGACAGTAACGAACTGTCTCGCATTGCCGGCGAACTCGTCGATGCTATCGATACCGACGATCAATCCCGCGCCGAGTGGCTATCGACACGAGCGAAGGGTCTAGACCTGCTTGGCCTCAAGCTCGAAGATGCCAAGGGTGACGTCGGCAGTACCTCGGCACCCGTCGAAGGCATGTCGGTCGTTAGGCACCCGATCCTGCTCGAAGCCGTACTGATGGCGTGGGCAAATGCGCGCGCTGAACTGCTGCCTGCATCCGGCCCGGTAAAGGTGGTCGACACAGGCCAGCGTTCTCCCGAAGGCGACATCCTCGCCGACTGCTTAGAGAAGGATTTCAATACTTACCTCACAGTCAAAGCCAGGGAGTACGTGCCCGATACAGACCGCATGCTGTTGATGACTTGCTTCGGTGGCTCAGGGTTTAAGAAGGTTTACGCCGACCCCATGCGGCGCCGACCTGTGTCCGAAAGCATCGACGCAGCCGACCTCATCGTCAACAACGCCACGACCGACCTGCGCAACGCTGGCCGCATTACGCACCGCATCAAAATGCGCCCGGCTATCATGAAGCGCATGAAGTTCCTGGGCGTTTACCGTGATGCTGATCTCACGCCGCCGTCAGTCGAAACCAACGTCGTCGAGCTCAAGGAAGCCAGCATCGAAGGCATCAACATCGAGTCTCAGCGAATCGAAGACCGCGAACACACTCTATATGAATGCTATTGCGAGTTGGATCTAGATCAGTTCGCTCCAAGACAGTTCAAAGGCGAAGGCCTGTTGCTGCCGTTCCGCGTCACGATCGACAAAGACAGCCGCGAAATTCTTGAACTGCGTCGTAACTGGGACGAGGATGACGAAGATTGTGAGCCACGCACTACGTTCGTACATTATTCCTACGTTCCTGGCTTTGGGTTGTACGGCTGGGGTCTGCTACATTTGCTCGGCAACAGCGCGGCGGCTCTTACAGCGACTTGGAGAATGGGCCTTGATACGGCCATGTTCGCCAACTTCCCAGGCTTCCTCATCGCTAAGCTCGCCGCTCGCCAGCAAACAAACGAATTGCGCGTGGCCGCAGGGTCGGGCGTGGTGGTCGACACCCAAGGGCTGCCAATCAACCAAGCCGTAATGCCCCTGCCGTACAAAGACACGACGCAGGGCCTGCTTGGCATGATGGATAAAATACTCCAATCAGCCCAGCGCGTCGGCGGTGCCACAGAAACAAAGGTCGGCGAAGGCAAACAGGACGCACCCGTCGGCACCACAATCGCCCTGATCGAGCAGGCCACAAAGGTGGAAAGCGCCGTCCACAAAAACCTGCACCAAGCACAGTCCGAAGAATTTCAACTGCTGGCCAACTTGTTCCGCGAAGACCCAGAGTCGTTCTGGCGCGGCAACAAAAAGCCCGCCACCGATTGGGACAAGACGAAGTTCATCGCCGCGATCAATACCTACGGCATTACGCCCGTCGCCGACCCGAACACACCGTCGCACCTGCATCGCCTCATGAAGGCAACCGCCGTCAAGCAGCTCCAGGCGGCGAACCCTCAGCTCTATGAAGCGAGGAGCGTAGATTTACAGGTGTTGAAGATCATGGGCTGGGACAATCCAGAATCGTTGTTTGCACCGCCGCAGGCTCCGGCTTCGGCGCCGCCCGACCCGCGTATGGCCAAGGTTCAAGTCGAAGCCCAGGCCAAAATGGACGAACTTAAAACCAGAGCCGTGCTGGCAATGGCTGATGCACAGGAAAAACAGAAAGACCGCGAACTCAAGCGAGAAATCGCAATGGTCGATCTGGCCCGCACGCTGGCGGTGCATCCTGAAGCGGAGCGTCTCGCTCAACAAACCATCGCAACGCCGTTCCCGGCTCAGCCAAATCAATAGGATCACTCAATGTCACACAAAGAAGCCGCTAAGAAATCCCACGCCGACAAGATCGCTCGCATGTGCGGCGGCTACACGAAGAAGTCTAGCGGCGGCAGCACCGTCAAGCCGAAGATCGTCCACCGCAAGCGCGGCGGCAAGGTCATGAAGGCCGAGGGCGGCACTGCCCAGATGCGCCTCGACAAGAAGCCGCGCAAGCATCGTCAGAGTGGCGGTGGCTCTATGCCGCCTCTTAACCTTACCGATCGCATGCGCATGAAAATGCTTCAAGAAGCCGATCGCCAGCGTAAAGTCGCAGATACGGCTCCGTCACCTTATTCCGCTGAAGATCGCGCAAAGATGAATGCGCTCGTCAATAGCACTGCTGGTCGAGAAAAAGGCGGCAAGGTCACCAAGGGCACCTACGTCGGCGGCCACGATAGCAAAGCCGACTTGATCGCCGACAAGCAGCTCATCAAACGCGCCGTTGCGATGCACGACGCGCAGGAACACAAAGGCAACCACACCGACCTTTCCAAGCTCAAGAAAGGCGGCGTCATCCGCAAGGCCGCCGGTGGCCGTCTCGGGTTCAATCCGCGCAGCAAGAAAAAGGCTGGCACCAACGTCAACGTGATCGTCGCCCCGCATTCGGGTGCCGCCCCCGGTATGTCGTCGCTCGCCGCCCCGCCGCCGATGTTGCCGCCCCCGACAGGTGGTGCCCCAATGTCCCCGCCGATGGCCAGTGGCATGCCCGTCGGTATGCCAGCCGGTATGCCCGGCGGTATGCGCCCCCCGATGCCAAGCGGAATGCCTCCCGGCATGCCAATGCGCAAAAAGGGTGGCCGCGTTGAAATCAAAACGGGCACCAAGGCCGAGGGCATGAGCAACGGCACGCAGGTCACCCACTCGCCCGGCAAGAACGACCAGATGGATATCCGCAAGTTTCGCCCGGTTACCTACAAGGCTGGCGGCTCGGTCTATCCGAAGATGAAGTTTGGCGCGGGCTCGG